ACCTATTACACAGGTAATTGGTCTAAAGATGTTCAGGATAATCTAACTGAACGACAATCAGAAAAACTCTTTAAAAAAATGTTTAAGATTCAGGATACTCCTGGTCTGGCATTTGTACAAAAGAAAATGTCACCTATTAAAGTTGGTGCTAATGACTATGATGAAGCTGAAACTATTACTGGTTTTCAGTACATTGCAATAAAAACAAATGCGAGTGCCTAATGGTAGAAAAAATCAAAACTATTGCACAGACATTAATGGTCGTTGTGGTCGTATTGTCTGGTTGGGGTATATACACCGTAGTTGAGGGTGCAAAACAGGAAAAGGCAGCTATTTTACTTGAAAAAGAAGTAGAGGAAGTTGTTGAAACTTTAGAAGCAATTACCAATTACACTTTACCAAATTTTGAAAGAGCAAACAATCAAACATTTATAGAAAGCACAGTTGATTGTGTTGAATATATTTACAACACCACAACAGATGTGGTACCTGTAAACTTGGAACTATTGGTGGCTCAGGCTGCTTTAGAAAGTGCATGGGGTAATAGTAGATTTGCCTTAGAGGGTAAAAATCTATTTGGTATTCGTACATATGATTTGAGAGAACCACATATGTTACCTAGTAACAATCCTAAGAAGTGGGGTGTTAAGGTGTATATGCACGAATGTGATAGTGTCCAACACTACATAAATATCCTAAATAATGGAACAAAGTTTGACGATTACCGAAAACTAAAACATGAACAGGATATAAACGACCCATTTAAATTGGTAATGACACTTGACGCTTACGCTTCTGATAAGGACTATTTTATAAAAGTTAAGCGAATCATTAAGATGTTGAGGGAAAATTATACAGTACCGAAAATAAATTAAGAGGACTTATGCTTACAATTATAATAACTTTCATAAGTGCCATTTCTATATCTGTAATAGCCGCTGGTTATTCTATTATGGGACTTGCCACTTTATTCGCAGGTGCAGTTGTACCTATTATCGCAATGGGTAGTGCCTTAGAAGTCGGCAAATTAGTAGCCGCTTCATGGTTATATAATAACTGGCGCAATAAACTTGTACCTAAAACTATAAAGACATATCTTACATTTGCAGTTATAGTATTAATCTTTATAACATCAATGGGTATCTTTGGATTTCTATCCAAGGCGCACCTAGACCAAGTACAACCAACATCTAGTAATAATATCAAAATAGAATTAATTGATAACCAAATCAAACAACAAAATTTAATCATATTCAGAGCAAATAAAACTCTAACATTATTAGATAAGACACTTGAAAAATATGTTGATATGGAATATGTCACCAGAGGATTAAAAGAGAGAGAAAAACAAAAGCCTGAAAGGGACGCTTTAACGCTTGCCATTAACGAGGCAAGTGATACAATATCAGAGTTATCAGACAAAAAAGGTGCATTACAATTAGAACAAGATAAGATTGAAGCTGAAGTAGGACCAATTAAATATATTGCAGAGTTGATATATGGTGATGAGGCAAAAGACCACTTTGATAAAGCAGTAAGGTGGGTAATTATAGTATTGATATTTGTTTTTGACCCTTTGGCGGTTTTATTATTGATAGCTGCTAATATATCATTGAGAACACGGAGGGAAGGGCAAGAAGAAATTAAAAATACCAAAAAGGTAAACCTTACCAAAGAATTACAAAAAGAAAAGGCCAAAAGTGCCAAGCTCAGAAAAAAAGAAAGAGATTATAAAGGTTTTGTTAAAAAACTAGGTGCCAACGAACTAAAAGACCTGGATCCTGATGAAATCAAATTGAAATTAGACCAAATAATGGACTGGAATGAGAAGTCTAAGCAACCTTAGGCTTGCCAAATGATAGAAAGTATTATATAATGTATACCATGATAAGTGAAGAACTAAAAGATAAGCGTATCAAAAATGCCGAAAAAATGTGTAGAGATTCTATGACAGATTGGGCAAAAGGTTATTGGTACAATGTATTTAAAAAACTATGTATTATGTACAACCGTGAAGATTACTTTAGAAAGGTGATTAATTAAATTATGAATATATTTTACTTAGATAAAGACCCTATCGAGGCGGCTAAACAATCATGCGACAAACATGTTGTTAAGATGATTGTAGAATCAGCACAGATGTTATCAACTGCTCACCGTATGATTGATGGTAAAGAATATACAGACAAGACTAAAGCTGGTCGTAGAATTAAAAGATGGAAACATCCTAACGCAAACTTAGAAAAAACATTATACAAAGCTTGTCATACAGGACACCCTAGTACAGTATGGGTTATGCAAAGCGCTTACAACTATCATTGGTTATATAAACATATGATGGCCTTGAATACAGAATTTAAGATGAGATATGGTCATATATTAGACCACAAAACAGTACAACTATTAGAGGGTGCATTAATGTATCCGCCTAAAAATATTTCACTAAATACCATTGCAACAGACCCACCACCTGCTATGCCAGAGTATTGTAAAGTAAAAGGTGATTCGGTTGCGAGTTATAGAAAGTATTACATTTTCGAAAAGCAAAGATTTGCTACTTGGAAATCACCAGCTTCAGTACCTAACTGGTACATAGATGGTGTAAAAGAAGCACAAGAGCAAGCGTTAATATAAAGGGGAACGAAATGAGTAGAACACACTTAATTAAGGCATTGAAGTCACACGCACAAGGACACATTGATAAGCATATTGCTAATGTTGAAGTACATTTAAATAATGCTACAGGTGTTGCTGAACATAGTGACCATGTAGAAACTATGGAAAAAGAATTAAAGCATATCGCTGAGTATGATGACCAATTAGAAATGCTTAATAAATATTTTCCAACAGAGGAATAAAAGTGCCTGTATACGATTTTGAGAATACAAAAACTGGTAAAGTGTTTACCGACATGATGAGTATTGCTGATAAAGAAGAATACTTAAAAAAGAATAAACACATTAAACAGATGGTATCTAAGATAAATATATCTAGTGGTGTAATGGGTATTGGTCAGATGAAAACTGATGGTGGTTGGAAAGATATGTTAAGTCGTATTGGTGACGCCCACCAAGGAAGTAAAGTACATGACCTATATGGAAACAAAAGCACTAAAGATATTAAAACAAGAGCTGTTGTAGAAAAACATAGAAAACGACAAGCTTCACAGAGGAAGAATAATGGCAAATAAAGATATACCAGATTTTATGAGAGGATTTGACCTTGATGATGATTGGGGTATGACGCCAGTTTCATCTACACCAGAGAAAACACCTAGTGTTGACCCTAAAGTAGTTGAAGATAGTAAATTAGAAATCTCAAAAGTAAAAGCAGATGTGGGCGATATTAAGTCCATGATGAATGAGATTATGCAAATTGTAGCAGATAAAGATACTGTTACTAAAACCGTGACAGACGAAGATACAAAGAAAAGGTTTTCAGATTTAGAAAAGATTATGTTACCTTTCTTGTATAACTTACAAAAATCAGACGAGCCTTACATTCATTGGCCTAACAGAGGTCCAATTATCAAGGCACAAATTGAGAAAATTCTCAAATTAACAAGGAACTAAAATGCAATCAAATTATAATAAATGCTTAGAAACAATTTTACACCATGAAGGTGGTTATGTAAACCATCCGAAAGACCCAGGTGGTGAAACTAACTTAGGTGTTACTAAGAGAGTATACCTAGAACATGGTGGTACAAAAGACATGAAAGATTTACTAGTCGAAGATGTAGCACCAATTTACAAAAAAGGTTATTGGGATAAAATGAAAGGTGATGAACTACCAAATGGTTTAGACCTTTGCGTTTTTGATTTTGGCGTAAATGCAGGACCTGGTAGAAGTGCAAAGTACCTACAAACAATGATTGGTACTGTTGCTGATGGTGGTATCGGACCAAATACATTAAAAAAATTAGGTGAGTATGTTGAAAAACATGGCATTGAAAAATGTATTGAAGACTTCCAAGGTGCAAGGCAGGATTACTATGAAAAGTTATCTACATTTGCTACCTTTGGTAAAGGTTGGACTAGACGAGTTGACGAAACTACAGAGTTAGCTATGTCAATGGTCAGCTGAGAGGTAGAACCGTTTAAATCGGGTAGAGATTATCTCAACAATTTATATGCCACAAAAGGCATTTAAGGCTTGCCATTCAGTTGTGAATGGTATATAATAGTGAAGTAAGATTAAATAGGAGAATATAATGGCGTTTGAATTTGTAAAACTGGATGAGAGTAAACTTCCAAAAACTAAAGGTAAGCGTATTGACGGGTTTAGGTTTTATGACATTGAAGGTCATAACTATCCCTCGGTCACTACAGTATTGGGTTATAATACCGGCGATGGTATTAAAAAGTGGCGTGCTTCAATTGGTGAAGATGTTGCCAATTATGAAATGCGTAGAGCTGCTGGTCGTGGTAAAGCGACACACACATTAGTTGAACAATATATGAAAGGTGAAACACCAAGCGAAAGAGCTGTGTTGCCTTTAGGTCTATTCAGACTAATCAAACCATATGTTGACCAGATTACAAATGTACACTTGTTAGAGGCAATCATGTACAGTAAACAATTGACACTTGCAGGTCAAGTAGATTGTGTTGCTGAATACAATGGTAAGTTGTCAGTAATTGACTTCAAAACTTCTAACAAATATAAGCAAGAGGATTGGGTACAAGGTTATTTTCAACAATGTACTGCCTATGCTATTATGTACGAAGAGCTATTCGGAACTCCCATAGAACAAATCGTTGTCCTTATTGCATGTGAAGATGGTAATGTACAAACATTTGTTAAAGAAAAGAAAGATTTTATCGAGCCTTTAAAAGAACAAATTGCTGGTTTTTATAAATATTATGAAGACCTAAACAAAGATAAAATTACTACAAATAGTTAGTCCCTATCTTTAAAAAGGAGGACTTACATGAAAAAAATCATATCAGGAATTATTATGGGAATGTTTAGTACCATAGCTATGGCAATGTTTTCAGTTAGTGCAACTGCTGACGAACATTACGAATTTTGGCCATCGGCTGCACCTATTGTGTGTGGTCAGACGAAACCAATGTTAGAGTACATAGCTGAAGATGGCATGGTGCCGTTTACTGTATCATTTGGTAAAGTAGATGGTACAAAGGATAGTCCAATAGCATTTGTTGTAACAATGTGGGTAAAACCAAATGATACAGAGCAAATGGTGACTATTGCAAAACTAGACGGAACAGAAACTTGTATTTTATATAAGAGTTTTGATACTACTATTAATCCACAATTTGATGGTAAAGGTCTGAACTTATAAGAATTAGTCGTTGACGACAATTATGGTAGGCATACTGGACGAGGGTGCGAATCCCTCCAGCTCCACCATAAACACTTGGTTTAGTATCGTGAGAGAAAGGCGAAGTGTTTTTGATGGGGCTGAATTAGGAATCGACAGGTGTTGAGAAAATTGTAAGAGATTAATAGGTGGTAACCTTAAATACTAATTAAACGCAAACGATAATACATTTGCATTAGCAGCTTAATAACTGCTTAGGGTTTTGTGGATTGTGCCTCGTAACAGAAACAATCCACGCTTGACTTTTATTAATAATATGGTATAATGATTACATGAATAGCAAAGAATTTAGTTTAAAAATTGAAAGATTAGCGAAAGAAAAAAGATGTAGTCTAATGGACGCCATCTTAGAATTTTGTAAAGAAAATGACCTGGACCCAGGTACAGTTGGAAAACTTATTTCCAAATCACTAAAAGAAAAAATCAAAGTAGACGCAATACAATTAAGATTACTTAAAGATTCATCTTCAGCTCCACAAGGAAAGTTACCAATATGAACATACAACTAATTGACAAAATGGGCGGTGATTTATCAGTTGTAAATGCAGCTCGAGTTTCATTTGCCAAGAAGAAAGATGTTATTGACCAATCAGATGAGAAATTAATTAAGTACCTTGCAGACCATGACCATTGGTCTCCATTTGGACATACTACCTTACAGTTTCTAATTAAAGCACCTGTGTTTGTTGCAAGACAACTTGTAAAACATCAAGTTGGTTTAGTTTGGAATGAAGTTAGTAGGAGATATGTTGATTCGGAACCAGAGTTTTATACACCATTTATTTGGCGTGGTAAACCAGAAAATAAAAAACAAGGTTCAAGTGATAAAGAAATTGAATATGATATTTCTTCAACAATGCAATTTGTAAAAGAAACATATACTAATCTATTGAAAGCTGGTGTTGCACCAGAAATGGCAAGAATGGTATTACCTCAAAATATGTTAACAGAGTGGTACTGGACAGGTTCACTTATGGCTTTTGCCAGAGTGTGTAATTTAAGAAACAAATCTGATTCGCAAGAAGAAACTAGAATGATAACACAACAAATGGCTCAACATTTAAGAGACCATTTTCCAATAAGTGCAAGGTATTTGTTAGATGAAGAAATTTAAAGATAACATAGATGATTTTTTTAAGTGGGTCAAAGGTACTGAACTTGTCGAACTAGATGACATTGATGTATCTGAGGATCCTGTAAGACCTGAGCTGACCCTCGGATTTCGTATTGCTAAAGGCCGAAAGATATTTGGCCTAAAGTATGATGATGAAATTGAGGCGATTGTTTGTGTTGCTATGTGTCCAGAGGTTCCTTACACGGTAAGAGAAATGGATTATATGTCACAAGCCGCCAACCAAGAGGGTCAGCGAGGCGAAATTTTAGTTGCTTATACTGTATGGTCTAGGAAACGAGGTGCAGGTAAAGAGATTATAAAAAAACTCGGTGAATGGGCAGATAGTCAAAACTTTGCAAGATTGGTTACACTATCACCACTTACAACAATGGCTACACATTTTCATATTAAGAATGGTGCCAAACAAGTGCATATAAATGACCAAACACAAAACTTTGAATACAAATTGAATGATGAATAGAGATATATTTGAGAGTGTAATAGATGTAGGTAGTGGTTTTATATTGGCTATTCTTATACAGTTATTAATATTTCCGTTATTTGATTTACACCCTAGTATATTTGATAGTATGGGTATTGCATTAATATTTACTGTAGTGTCAATGACAAGGTCAGCATTGTGGCGTAGATACTTTAGAAGGAGCCGTAATGTATGATGGATTTGCAGTATATAAAACTTACTTGGCCATCAAGTTACATTTTTCTTCGCCTAAGTATGATTATACCAAATATGAGGGTAAAATCAATGCTAAACTGGATACATTTACAAGTAGGAACGATAGGTATTTTTTTCATAAGCTTAGTAAAAAATATAAAGAAGATGAGATTGTCGATTTCTTCGTAAGTAATTTTGCAAAAAATGATAAAGTATGGTCAAAACAATTATTAGAAGATGAATACAATAACACATTTTTACGGTTTAGAAAATACAAAGAATCGGTTAACTACCATTTTCGAAGCGATTGTAGCTTACTTAATGATAGGTTTATCGGTGATGGTATTTCTTTTAATGATGGCTTTATATCTGATAATGGACAACATCCACGAGTTTTGCGTTTACTTATTCAAGGGAAAATTGATAGCCAATCCGCCATCATTCTTGATTCAGTATTATCGTATAGTAAGGCTTGGAATAAAAGCATTAAAGAGAAAGTTGTTTGGCCTAAAATTGCAATGAGGCTTGCCAAACTGAAACCTTTTGTGATATATAATGACACAGAATGTAAATTGATTATGAAGGAGATA